TGCGATCACACTTAACTCACTAGATCTTTCGCCAAGTAGGTTTTTAGCCTTGATGACGTTAGAGATAGATAAGTAGTTGGCTTCTGTTGAAGCAGCGTTACTAGATACGTCTGTTGCGTTACCGGTTACTGCTCCGAAGATACCGTCAAGCTGATTCAGCATTGTTGCTGTTCTTAACTTGTTGATTGCTTGGGAGATCTGGTTACGGATTGCACCCATTGGGTCTGATCCTGTACCAAGTCTTGATAGATCGTCTACCGCATAAGAAAAACCACGATGGATGATCGGCATGATCTGATCGGTGGCTTCGATCTTTTGGGGTGTTAGATAACCAGCTCCAGATGTACCCCAGTTGTTCGCTGAAGTGATTCTTTCTTCAGTTGGCGCAATGGGTTTGAAGAACGGAACTTGCACCTTAACGCCGCCAGCTTTTGCGTCTAATGCGCTGTTGCGTACAAGTGCGCCGGACTGAACAAACTTACATGCGTTGTAAATGTCTTCCTGCACATAGCCCAGAAATTCTGGGCGTGTGACTAAATCTCCGAGGAATGTACCCCCGGTGTAATTTTGATATGGGGCAGCCATACTTTTGGTTGCGAGAGTTTACCGTGATTACCCTCGTTGGGCTTCTGCTTTAAGTACTCGCGCAAGTTCAGGATTCTCAGCTTCAAGCTTAAGTGCTTCCGTTAGATTCCCCGTTTTGTAGGGGTTTTTCATTCCGGGTGCGACGCTTGGTGCGGCTGCGTTTGATCCCATTCCTCGACTTCCACCCGCTGCAAAATGATGTTGCCATTCCTTCGCTTGCTTCAAATTGCCGAGATAATCACTAAGACTCTGTTCAACGCCCCCGTTTAACACAGTCGGATTACCTTCGTCGTTTTGACGCAATTGAGGTTGGAGCAAAACATACATTTGCTCGGGGTTTAATGCGTTGGATTGTGAGATCGCCGATAAGGAACTGGCTTTGAGACGCTCTTCATTCGCTGATTGGGTCACAGACTCCAACTCAGTTCGTAATTCAGCAGTCTCCGTAAGAAGGCGGGTCTCTAGCGTTTTACTACGCTCTTTCTCCGCTTCATATAACTCCTTATAAGCACCTTGACTTTCAAGGTTTTCACGCACCGCTGTTTGTTGAGATTCTTGCAACTGGGTAACTTCAGATTGAAGCTTCGCGAGCTGCTTTTTTGTCTGTTCCGCTTCCTTCTTAGCTTTGGCAGCTTGAGAATTGGCGAAACCTAATTTCTTCTGTAGTAATTCTTCGGCGGCACTGCCTTCCGATGGATTAACAGGTGGGTTGGGTGGAATTGGTGCGGGTGTAGCGGTCACGGACTCACTAGCAATGTCGGCCACAGGCTCAACTACCGCTGTTTCCTCAGACATGCAAAAACGAGAGGTTGACTACATTCTACCTCGATCTAACTTATTTTGGTAATAGATACTTAAGTAGGTACTACTTCTTTCTTGTTTACCGCTTTTTTACGTGGCTTACTGGCTTTCTTGGTTGTTTCTTTACTGGTATCAGCTCTATCCCATCGAGGCCACCACGGAGAAGGGTACCAACAAGCCATAACTAATTACTTAAGTAACGTCATACTACTGGAACTACGACACATCGGCAGTTGGGATGAACCGCCGGTAATGCTGGAAAATCACTTAACTTTGGTTTAATAACACGGTGAAAAGGTAGGCATACAGGACACGTATTCTCTAATGTCGCTAACCATATCCACTTCTGATTCGGAATTGCTATATCTTCCCAAAATTCTCGGGCTGTCTTATTCGCAATATCCCAGACTGCCGCTGTGATTGTATTGTTCGTTCTGTTGAGTATCTGGTTTGCGTATGACCCCTTACGTATCTGCGCTATTACTCGACCTTTACGTTCCAATGTTCGTACTACTTTGTTAGCAATCTCAGTTGTAGGTAACTCTTTAAATAACGAAGTACGTACTAAACGATCTAAATCTCTAGCCATGTTTATTGTTAGACGATTAGATACACCCGGACTTCCGAGGATTGCGTTCAATGTTATCCCTCCTATCACTACCTTTTCTAATAACTCCTGATTATCGATGGGTTGAAGCTCAGGAGCAGGTTGGTCAACATACTCTGCCGCTGCTTTTTGTATTTTTGGTCGTATTACCTCTAGTTCTGGCGGGATCTGTACCCGAAGAACACTAGTAATTGTCGATAAGATTGGTAAGGCTAATGGTTGTATTTCTTGCCACTCATACGCTCTAAATTGTCCGTCTGGACTTAGTTCGTTGATTAATTGACGTAGTTCCAATATTGCGAGGCGCAGAACTGGCCGCACCTCTCTTTCTATCCTCGCTTCAATTCGACTCGCGAAATATAGGAATAAAGCAAGTAATTCTTCTTGATCATTACTCTGCATACTTGCCAGATCTTAAAGGCGTGGGCAATGTCATTGATCCTTTTGTCTTTCCTGCGGAAGCATCGCCACTACTGATACCACCTGTCTCAGCACTCTTGATCTTCACTTGCTCGCGTACTTGCTCTAGATCCATCTCTAATTTGTCCTCTAATTCGTCTTTTGTCTTCGCTAACTCTCCATCAATCTCTACATATGGTGGAATCACTTCTCCCTCTTGCAAGATGCGAAGCAACGTCTCTTGAGAGATCTGGTTTTGCATCTGGAGTTGGAGCATCGCAGTGATTTGGTTTCCATCAAGTAAGCGATTCTCGTAGTCGCGTGGGATCGTGACTTGAGGTGGTTCGATACCTGCGTAATCTGCTGCCATACCTAAGATTTCAGTGATGGCGCGAGCTAAATCTTCACTGATGATGGACATGATTGAATCACTGTCGATCCTGTCTAGCCTCTTGGCTTCCGCAGCCGCATTCGTGATGTTCTGTCTCGCTAATGTGCTAATTCCAAGGCTGCTGATTTGCTCTTCGAGTGTGCGTAGGCAATCCAATTGAGATTGGAATGAATCGCTATTGCTAGATACATAATCTGCTGAACCATCTGGAGGAAGTAAGACGGCGGTGTTAACTGACAATCCCAACTTATTGTCAGAGTCGGGGTCGAATCCCTTTAATACAAATATGGGCTGACTTCCAACGTGGATACTGTGGTGATAATCCGTGAATCTTTGGCAATAGGCGATGTTTAAGTTCGCAACCTCCAGTAGTGGGGGTCGAGAAAGGAGTGTCCCGAGACGGTTGGAATACACTGTGACGACTGGTATTCGATCAAGGTCGTAACTTCCTGATTCGTGTAAGTACCAACCTGCGTTTCTTCCCGTAGTCGCATTCTCTGTTCTCCAAACTTCGTATTTCCCTGGCTCCAAGACTCGGACTTGCTCGATGACATCTTCGCCAAATCTTCCCTCTGGCTCACTAACAACTTCAGAATAACGTAACTGAGTTAAGTCAGCCTGAGCACGATTACCTTCTGTTCTCCATCCACATATCTGTTGTGCTTCGATGGGGCATAAGTAAGGTCTGTAATCGCCGGAGCGCATCTCAGCCAGATTGTTAGGCATGTCGCTTGGACTCTCGACTAAGACACTGGTATGTCCATATAACAGTGCGTCGACTAAAACTCGTCTCGCAAATTCGTTGAGGGGTGTGCCGTCACCAGTGACATCCTTTGCCCACTCTCTCCAATATTCTTCGTCGCCTCCCTCTAGGTGGATGCCTCGCCTTAATATCGTTCCCGCAGCTTGACTCGCTAATCGCTGTAAAAATGGTGGCATTACAGCATGAAATATCCTTCTCCCATAAGCATCGTCGTCTTCGCGAGGTTCGCGAGGGATGATATTTTCTGCGTTTTGACGGATGGTTTTTGTGCCGCCGACACAGGTATTAATTGGATCCCAGAAAGGTAACATCCCTAGTACTGCTGCGTTCTTTGCACTTGGGTCTTCGGGTTGGTCGTTCTTGGGGATGTCTACCCTTCCGGTTAATCCACCTAAGTCAATAAGTGCATTTTTACCCGGACGTGAGGGGTAGGTGGAGCCGGAAATAGTCATGTCCCTATTCTAGTAGATACGGATGGTTGAACCACCACTAGACCAGCGGCGTAGTGGAGCTAAATATGATATGCAATAGCCTAGCGCGTCTACCGGTCCAGAGATATCATCTAAGCCACCAATTCCCTTGGTTGGTTTACCGGTTTTGTCGTAAGTTTGTTGCTCTAGTGATTTGATTAAGTACTTACATCTGTTACTTACTTTGAGGCGGTTAGCTAATAACAATACATTTACGCAGTTAACTCGGTCGGCTACAAGTGGGTTGCTTGATTGTGATTTAACGATGAACTTTCCTTTCTTTAGGAGGGATAAATCTGATTCAGATGCGTTGGTGGTTGTGCGCTGTTTACTGGCTGCATCTGGGATTACGACGAGGTTTTCCTTCTCTAACTGGGTGGGATAAGTATTCTTTAGTTTTTCGACTACGGCGGGGGTGTCTTTGGGGTAATGTTCATCTACTACGTGAAATTCGTCTCCGCGACGGATAATTGTCATGCAGAAGCAGGCGGCTACGTTGAAGTCCACACCGATAAATATGCGGTCTTCGTTGTTAATTTCTTCGTCGGTCCAATGTTTATCTCGGTCGAAGGGGTGGTAGACAGTTGTGTTCTCTAGGTTGGTGAATTCTCCATTGATGTAGCTGGCTATTAAATTTGCGTCGTAGTTCTGGTAGAGCGAGTCAATAAATCCAGGGGGTAGGTGTGGGTTGTCTGTTGTTTTTGCCTTGATCATTCGGCGGTCTTCGTTGTCGCCGTTCTCTACGAATGTGCGGTAGCACCATTTATATCCTTCGGGGGTGGAACCTACTGCAAGGACTGGGTTTTTACCTCCACGTAATCTGGCGAGGAACATCTCACTCGCTTTTTGCGCTACATCTGGGGGTGAGGTGTCTATTTCGTCAGCCAAA